CAGACCTTTTTCTTTTCCATATTCCAGGATCTGTCCCATTTCATCGATCAGCTCTTTCCAGTCTTTTCCACTTTCCGCAGCCATATCCGCCCAACTCTTCTGGCCCGTATATAAAGCAATCTTGTTTGCGTTTGCCTCTTTTAACGGATCGATCCAACGCTTTGGAGCTTTGATCCATGTGTGGAGCAGATACCGCTCTTTGTCTTCCCAGAAATCCGGCAGATCGATCCTGCCTGTTAAAGCACAGGAAATGACAAATGTTTCGTAGATCTCATCCAGTATTTCCAATATCTGTTCCCGGTCCTCTATGTAAGTAAGCTCATCTTCGATCATTCCCTGTCTGGCCGAGCTATAGTTACTCTCCGACATATCCCGACTGGTAGTTTCATAACTTAACCCCTGGCCTGAACCGATCAGGCGTAATTCCTGCTTGATATAAGCCGATGCATCCGTTGCCTGTCCAGACGGATTTAAAAATTGAGCCTCATCTCCTGGGTTCATGTTCATGATCATTCCGGGGGATACCGTCTTTCCACCATAATCCGTGGACTTATCTTTCGGGCCCAAGGTACCTTGCCTGGTATTTCCAAAGCCAGAAGGTGGTTTGTCCCGTTTTATAAATACAGACAGACAGGAAAGTATGCGTTCCTTAATGGCTACCGCCGTCATAAACTCATTGGCATCGCGGATCCGTGTGATCGTAGGTGCCGCATCTGATAATTCCCTTATCTGCGAAGGTCTCTTTTTGGTAAAATAAAAGATTACATCCTTTGCTTCCAGATAGACAGGTTCTACATTTTCCATTCCATCAATGCTGTACTGACGGAAGAAATATCCCACAGGACGGTTCCAGGGATTATACTCAATCCCTCCAACTACCTTATTTCCTTTATGCTTAGGAGTTGTATTTACAGTATCCAGTTCATCCACCTCCAGCATTTGGAGTTTGAACGGGAGCAGGCCGCCAGCAACATACCGCTTTATGAAGAAAATGCCACCGTCCACCTTCTTGCGCTGGATCGCCATTCTCATGATTGCATCCAGGCTCTGCATTCCGGTCACATCACAGTTTTGCTTTTTGCACCAGATCTTCCACAGGCTTTCCAACTGTTTATTAACATTTTCATCCCTGCTGGCTGCCCGCAGCCTGTATCCTCCACCATATACATTTCTCCGGTATGCCCCGATCACTGCGTTCATAATGTCTGAATTACGTTCCAGGTCCCTGGCTCTGGCTCGAACCGTATCCCGATAGTACCGGTCTGTCATTTCCGCAGAATCATTGATTACACGCCAGTTACTGTTTGGTCTTTTATAGCTGGCCGCATCATAATTTCTTTCCGCTTCCATGGCTCGTCTGAACGCATCTCTGCGGTATCCGGTCTCTGGTGACAACCAGCCGATCAGATTATCTAACCATGTCATTTTCTACCTCCCGTCAAATACGGCAACTACTGTACTTCCAAAAAGGCCGCTTTCCGGGTCATTTTCTATTTCTGCCCGCAATGCCTTCTGCATTCCATACAATTCTGCAAGATCTGCCCTGGTAAGGCTCCTGGTGCCGATCCGGTAAGACTGTCCGCCAGCCAGTATGGAATAGATTGCCTGATTTACAGCATCTAACTGTTCCTTTGGTGTACCAAAAGGAAATATCGCATTCTCTGCCATTCTTTTCCCTCCTCTAAGATAGCCAGTTCTCCTGTGTTTCGATCCATTTTTCTTCTGGCATCCGATTTTCTGTAGGTTCTGTATCGTCCACGGTTTCCTCTGTCTGAAGATGGAGTTCACGGACTCCCAGTAGTTCTGCAGCTGCCATAGCATAAACTTCACAGTCCAGATAATGGTTGTCACCATGGGAATGCTTTTGTTTCCAACGCGATCTTCGATGGCCATTAGAAAGGCGTTCCATTATCTTATGTTCCGAAGTGACCTGCTTCGCGTATTCCTCATCACAATCTTTGTAAACCATCCATGAACCAGTACCATTCTTTCTCTGCATTCTGGAAGCAATAGAGTCTTTATATTTATCACCGTCTACCAATACGATCTGCATTCCATAAGCCCTGGAATTTCTCTGATCCACTTTACTGATCTTATAACGGTCTTTCATGGGATTACTGGAACCTTTACAAGGCAGTGCCCAGTCTGAATGATCAATACAAAAATCATACGTGTTATCAGCCTGATAACCAGAGTCGATCAGGGCCAGGCTGACAACCATATGGCCCCCGTCCTCTGTTTCAAATTCTCCATCCATGATCCTTTCAATTCCTGAAAAATCCAGTACCTGTCCATGTGCGATATTCTGGCTGGTAGTATATAGCCCAAAAGCGCGGATTGTATAATACAGACTTGTTTCCTGCACATCCACCCCTGCAGTCAGCATTTTCGCCCAGGACGGAACGATCAGCTTCGGAAGCTCCGTCTGGCGTTCCAGAACCATATCGGAACTGGTTTTTAGTTTGGTGTCTTCCCATGCCTCCGCCAGCCAGGAGTTGACAAAGTTTTGAAGCAGTTCCGGATCATCTTTGGATTTTAAGTATTCCTCCGCCACATCAGCCCAGGTGACAAAGATACTGTAAAGAGAGTTGATCCAGTATCCCAGGCTCTTCGGCCTTCCAACGCCTCGCTTTTTAACTGTTTTCCATTCGCCCGCACGAAGCATGGCTGGTTTATCGCTGTCTAAGATCTCACATCCACATTCCGGGCAAACAAATACTGCCGTCTTTGCCCTGTCATATGGGCTCATCTTCTTTTCATCATCCTTAACGAATACAATGTTGGCAAATTTCAGTTCGATCATTTCCCTACAATGAGGACAGGGGACAACATAATGCCTGACCTCATCTGCATTGTCATGAAGAGCCCAAATATAATTGGTGGACAATGTAGGGGTTGAACAGGCGTATACCTTGCTTTGGGATTTGTAAGTTTTAACTCGTTCCATTGCCAGATTAAAAGGCGATGCCTCTTTTTTAGAAGCACCGCCCATTTTATCAATTTCATCAAAAAACAAATATTTGATCGCTTTGGAAGCCAGTTTTGAAGGAGATCCCGCGCCGCGAAGATACAAGATCATGGTCTTAAACTTAAGCCTCAGCTCCTTGGAACTGTTTTCGTAAAAGATCTTGCGTATCTGTGGTATCAAACGAAATGCAGGCTTTAGCTTATCGTTTGATATGTCTTTTGCAAGATCATCTGACGGATACACGATCATTGCTGGCGCAGGTTCCTCCATGATCAGATAACCTAAAATATTAATAAGCGCCTCTGTGCCGCCTACCTGAGATGATTTACAAAAATAGATCTCCCTGATATGTGGATCATTGATTGAATCCATAATTCCTACCAGATACGGCGTGATACTGTTTGACCATTTTCCGGAGATATTGGAGGATTCATCTAACACACGGTATTTTTCCGCCCATTCACTGACTGTAAGCTCTTCAGGGCGCTGCAGCACTCTGCGTATCGTCCTTTGGAATAAATGCAGCGTTTTTGCTTTGGATCTGCTTCGCTGGCTCATCCGCTATCACTCTTCTGTTTCGTCATCATCTTCCTCATCCCCCTCCACGCTGTCAACAGCTATACCCTGGTCAATCTCTTCCGGATCATACTCTGACAGTTCTTCCATGGTATCCAGCAGATCTTTTTGTATGATCTGGATCATCTGATTTGTATCAGTACTCCCCGATCAAATGGCTGCTCCGGTCTGTGTCCGGCCAGATGCCCCATCAGTTTCTGCCTGGCAGCTTTCAGATCTGCCGGTTCGTAAAAAACAGGCTTGCCTTTTACCACATGTACCTGCTTCTCCTGGTGTGTCACTGTCGGTGGCACCATTGCCATAAAAAATTCCATCTTGTTTCCTTTCCGGGTCATCTAGGTTTGGTGCCCTCTGTGTCTGTGGGGTGGGTGGTCGTCGTGCGTAAGCTGTCGCACGACTACCTACCCCCGCATAGAGGGGTGCGCTACACCACTATACGTAGTATAGGTCCGGCGCACCCCTTTTGGCGCACTGCGCGGGACTGCACCAGACCCAGGTCATGCGCACCGTGCGCCAGACCGTAAATTTCTGGTTCAGCGCACCTGCGCATGACTGCACT